TTAAGGCTATCAAGAACAAGATGGCTGCCCCATTCAAAGCAGTTGATTTTGAAATTGTATTTGGTGTAGGTATTGATCGTATTGGTGAGCTTATAAATCTAGGTAGTTCATCTGATATATTACGTAAATATGGTAAGACAGTAACTTATAATGATACTAAGTATGATTATAATGATTTTGTAACATTGCTAAAAGATAATGATGAATTCTTTGATAAGATTCGACATGATATTTTAGATAACATTAATGAAGTTGTAAACGAAATAAACGAAACAGTCAATGAAGATTCAATTTAAAAAATTAGTACCAGAGGCACAGAAGCCTAAGTTTGGTAAGCCAGGTGATGCAGGTGCAGATCTTGTAGCTACATCTATAGTTGTAGATGATTCTAAAGATAATCAGATCGTGTATGGTACAGGACTTGCTGTAGAAATACCAGAAGGAATGGTGGGACTTGTGTTCCCACGTTCTTCTGTACGTAATTATGATTTAACAATGAGTAATTCTGTTGGAGTTATTGATTCAGGTTATCGTGGAGAGATCATGGTTACGTTTAATATCAAACCTGGACTACTGGATAAAAGAAAAATGTATTCACTGGGAGATCGTATTGCTCAATTAGTAATCATGCCTGTACCATTAGCACAGTATGTAGAAGTAGAAGAATTATCAGAAACAGAAAGAAACACATCAGGACATGGATCAACAGGGGCTTAAGGAACTACTTGCTAAGGCTAAGACAATACGTGAAGCTAATGAAGCAGAAATTGCTCGAAGAAAGCGACTAGGGATGGATGAACTTGGTCAGATGAGTCGAGAGGACATTGAGCACAGACTAGAAGGTAATACATTACAAGGTAATACATTACAAGATCCATATGGAGTACGTAAAGTAATGAAGCAGATACTAAATAGGGAAATGGTAAATCATCCTGATCATTATCAGGGTAGTGGTGGTATGGAAGTTATAGATATCATTGAGAACTATGACTTAGGATTCTCTCTAGGTAATGCTATTAAGTATATACTTAGATCTAATAAGAAAGGTAGTGCTAATCAAGATCTTAAAAAAGCCATCTGGTATATAAATAGAGAGATAAGTAACCTAGTAGAAGGAGAAGATAGTGAAGACGTGTAGTGTAGAAGGATGTGAGAATCGTATATGGGGTAAGGGTTTATGCTTGAATCACATCAAGCGTAAACCCATCACTCCTAAACGAGGTGGGCTTATAGTAGCTAAGCGTGACATGTTTGTGCAGAAAACTAAGATAGAAACAATGAGAAACTTGTTCTTAGAAATCTGGAAAGAACGCAAACATTACTCAGAAGTGAGTGGAAACTACTTAGGAAAGGAGCCATTATCAACATTCTTTCATCATATACTTCCTAAAGAGAAATATCCTGAACTAGAATATGATAAATCTAATATTATTTTATTAACTTTGGATGAACATACTGATGTTGAATCAGATATGTACAAGTATGAAGAAGTTAATAAAAGACGAGAGTCGTTAAAACTAAAATATGAAGGAGCCCAATCGTGAGCGTAAGCAAGAGATTAAGTATAATGTTATCCTTAATGAAGAACAGAAAGATGCTAGAAAACTAATCATAGATAATCAGATTGTAATTGTTACAGGTAGAGCTGGTTCGGGAAAGAGTCTAGTGTGTGCATTAGCAGCACTAGATTTCTTGAATAAGAAACAATGTGATCACATCTTCATCACTCGTGCTACTATTGAAGTGGGTAATTCATTAGGTTATCTTCCAGGAAGTCTTGATGATAAATTCAATCCGTATTTAGAAGCATTCCAAGAAAACTTGGTTAAATGTGCTGATAAGATAAAGATTCAAACTATGGTGAAGGATGAGAAGATTGTAGCATATCCTGTTCAATTTATTCGTGGTAAAACTATTGATGATATCTTAGTAGTAGAAGAAGCACAAAACCTTACAAAGGCTGAAATGCTTGCTATTCTAACACGTCTTGGTAAAACAGGAAAGATTATTGTTAATGGAGACAATGAACAAAAAGATATCAAGGATAGCTACAATGGACTTAGTTATGCTATTGATCTTTCTAAGAAGATTGATGGTATTAAATGGATTAAATTAAAAGAGAACCACAGATCAGATCTTGTGGGACAAATTCTAGATTTTGAATATAACAATTAAATAATAAACCAATGACAAATCAATTCTTTTACACTCGTACAGACGGAGACAAAGAGTATGCAACCTCTTTTAATGTCAATAAGATAATTTTTACTATAGAAAAAGATGACGGTACTATATTAGTAGTACTAGATGATATTCACGAACGTGTTTTTGAGACAGATATTATTAATCCTAAAACAGGTAAACCAACTGGTGGAGTAACACGTAAGCGTGAGACAGTTCAGACAGAGATCACTTTATCAGGTGATGATGTTACAAGATTTAAAAACTTAACCCAAATAGTATAATGGCAGACTTCAAAAAATTACGTGGCAATAGAATATTGCTAGACCTTCCTAAGAAAGATGAAGGTAAACTTATTGTGGATGAGAACACAAAAGAAGCTCTTGAAAGAGAGATGATGCAAAAGCTTAACAAACTTACAGTGCATGCTGTTGGTGATCTTATTACAGATATCGTTCCAGGAGATCAGATCTTAGTAGATCCAGCAGTTTTAGGTAAAGCGCCAGTGATTCCTATTGGTGGAGAGAATAAGTTATTGGTATCTCCATTTGATGTAATCCTTATTTGGTAAATGGAATATATTACATGCCATATAGGAGGTAGACTTGGTAACAACTTATTCATGATTGCTCATGCTTATGCTAGAGCTCTTGATGAAAATAAAAAATTTGTTGTTAAAAGAGACTACCTCACATATGGTGATGATGATTATCCTAGTAATATCTTTAGAAAAATAGATTTAATAGATGAGATTGATAGATCTCAAGTTGCACATGTAGGATATTTTCAAAGTGAAAGTCATTTTGAAAAATACACTGAAAATATAAAATCATTATTTAGTCCTACATACGAATTTAAAAAAAGTATAATCAACAAGTTTCCTTTTAATAAACAAATCACTGTAGTTAATATACGTAGAGGAGATTACTTACACTCTCCTAATTACCATCCAGTTGTCACTCCTGAATACGTATATAAAGCCATTGAAAAGATCCCTAATACAGAATTCTATCTTATTGCTAGTGATGATCTTGATTGGTGTAAAGAAAATATCAATTTACCAAATACAATATATCTAGAGGGGTATAAAAGTTACGAGCAATTATGGATTCTTTCTATGTGTAATAACTTTATTATATCCAACTCATCGTTTTCTTGGTGGGCTGCTTATCTTTCTGAATATAATAATAAGATTGTAGTGGCGCCAGAAACTTGGTTTGGTCCAGAGTATCCACATCAATGGGACTCTATGTATTGTAAAGATTGGATTGTATTACCAACATATTTTGAACAAGGCTTAATAAAACCAAAATGATATCTGTATTAACTATAACATATAAAAGACATCACCTTCTAGAAGAAGCAATTGAGTCTTTTTTAAAACAACAAACTACAATAGACTGTGAGATGGTTGTTATAAATGACAATCCAGAAGTAGATTATATTTATAATCATGACAAAGTAAAAATTTTCAATTGCAAAGAAAGATTTCCATCTATAGCATCTAAACTTGAATGGGGATATAAGCAATGTAAATATGATTATATATATCGTTTAGATGATGATGATTTATTAGCTCCTTGGGCTCTTGAAAATGTAAAAGAAGATATCTTAGCTAATCCAGGACATGAAATATATAGAAGTGAAGGAATGTATTTCTTTATAAATAATGAATTTCAAAAAGAAGATAGTAATATCAATAATGGTAATGTATATACAAAAGCTTATTTAGATAGAATTGAGTTTCCTGATAAAAGTGGAGATGAAGATATGTATATTACATTTAGAAATAATGCTAAAATATATGAATCTAAGCTAAAGCATACAATGATTTATAGATGGGGAATGGGTACATTACATATATCAGGTATGGGAATACAACCTAATGAGGTTGTATTAGAACAAGCAGATAAAATGTTAGATGCAACCAAAGGAGATATAATTCTCACTCCTCATTTTGATAATGATTACTATAAACAACTACCTAATGATTGATAAATTAACAGAAATTGCCAATAAGATTGGTACAGATAAAGGAACTGCAGCATTTTGTGGTCACTCTTATACAATTACATATAATGAATTGTTTGAACCATTACTAACAGGGCACGTAAAAATGTTAGAGATAGGTGTAGCAGATCCACGTTTTCCAGGAGCATCTTTAAAGATGTGGAAAGAATATTTCCCAGACTTAGATTTTGTTGGATATGATATCAATCCAACTGCTAAGCAATTTGAAGAAGGAAATATGAAAGTATTTATTGGAGATCAAAACAATCCAAATGACTTATCTAAGTGTATAGATATTTATGGAGCAGACTTTGATATTATAATGGATGATGGGTCTCATTATTCAGAACATATTCTAACAAGTTTTAAACATTTATTTCCTCATTTAAAAAGTGGAGGATATTATATAATCGAAGACTTACATAGTGTATACTCTGATGCAAAATTTACTATTCCTGAAGTTTCAAATATTATAGAACGAGAAAAGTTTAATATAGAACATCTATCTAATAGACATGATGGAAAGATGATTGTAATAAAGAAAGCATAAAAGAAAAAGGGAGCCAAATGGTTCCCTTTTTACTTAACCCAAAATCACAAATTTAATCGAAACGAACAAAAATCTATTTAGAAAGTCTCTTTTGCTTCATAGGAGCCATAGGACTCTTTAATCTTGAAGGCGTATCAGCCTCTCTCATAAAGTTACCATTAATTGGTTTAGGAGGTGCCACCTTAGGTGCTTTTGCAGGCTTGTGCATTTTAAGCACAGGTTTTTTTTTCTTCATATTCTTCCATTAAAGCATCTATTAAATAATCAATATTATTTAAAATCTTCATTCTTAATCCATAAGCAGCATCATCACAATTCTGTATGTTTTCCATAACATCCATCATTGTGTCGAGTAACTCTTTTGCTCCTGAATTACTTGCAGCCATATTTACATTTCTTCATAGCTCCACCTTTCTTCATCATAGAAGCACCGCTCTTAGCTTTCTTTATCATGCTACCATTTCTAGAAAAACCACCACCAGGAGTTTTCTCACGAGGTCCAAGTTTTAAATAACCTTCATTAGTTACTTCATCAGGAATAATAGGATAAGTCCTTTTCTTAGGAGCAGGATCTGTTGATTTTTTAACAGCAGGTTTAGGAACAGGTTTTTTAGGTTTAGGATCTTTCATACTAACACCATTTTCTGCCTTTTTCATCATCTTTTTCATGTTATTTCTTTTTAGTTTTCATTATTACTTTACCACCCATTTTTTGTTTAGAAATCTTATTAAGATCTTGTTTATTCTTAATTTTATTTCTAACTGCGTCTACACCAGCGCCAAGTGCAGAAGTTGCAGCTGCAACAGGTGCTGATATAACTCTAGCAGCTGTACTAAACTGTTTTCTTTGTTGAAGATTAGATTTTGCTTGAGCATTGTCACCAAACTTCCTAGTATCATTAGAAGTAGATTTAATCTTAGCTCTTTCTTTTGGAAAGTCAGTAGAATCAGTAGTCATGAAATTTCTCATGTTACTTTTAAAATTTTGTCCAAATGATGGTCTAACTGTAACATCATTAAGAGGTTTGTTAATCTCTTGTGTATCTGTTTTTTTGTTATAGCGTGAAGTATCAGACTTTGCTACGTTTGTTCCATCTTTAGCTTTCTTAGCTTTAATCTTCTTTTCTTGCTTTAGCATTTCCGAAGTTGGCTTCTTTCCACTTCCTTTGTTGGCACGAATATTGTCCCACAATCCGCGTTGTGATGTAGAACCATCAGCACGTTTAATCATTTGCTTTGCCATAATATTATTAGTTTAACACTTCCATTTCCTTAACGCTAATGTTTTTCTTGTTGGTTCACCATTAGGTTTCTTTGCAGGTCCTTTAACTCCTGACATCCTAGCACAGAATGATTTCTTACGAGGACCACCTTCAGGTTGTGGAGCTTTAAGACCAGGCTTACCTGGATTAGCTCTGTTGTAGGAAGCCCTACCTTTTGCATTTAGGCCACCAGAAGGACTCTTACCTTCTTTACGTTGCCAAGCTTCTGATTTAGCCATTACTTTATAAGTTTTATACCTTTAAGTTTTCTAATAATCTTATTGGCCTCATCCTCAGCCATTGTGACTATTTCTTCTGATTTCTTCTCAGCGTCCCATTTATACAAAAGAAGAGCCATGTGCATAGTTTCATGCATAATAGCTGTCTTCTGTTCATCAGCACTGTATTTCTTAAACGTGCCCATGTTTAAGAACAAGAAGGGCTTGTAAGGATCTTTAGCTATAAGCTTCTTATCTGCAGGATCGTAGTTTGTAAGCCCATAGATGTATACACCATTACCCACTGTCTTATCAACCTCTTCTGCTTGGGCATCCTTTAGATTAAGCCCATGCATTTCTTTAACCTTATAGTATTTGAATATGTCAGTAGCATTCTTACCTACTAGTAAGATGTACTTATCCATATCAAATTCTTTAATATCCATTATTTCTTAACACAATTATTGACAGTCTTGCCACCTTTCTTCTTGGTGCCCTTCTTAACGTATCCAGTCCAGCAGCTTATCTTACCACCATTCTTTAATGATGTTCCATCCTTCTTGATGAGATGACCATTAGGAACAGGAGTTATGTTGCCTCCATTCTTAAGAACACCCTTTCCTACATAGGCAGTAGCCTTCTGTGGATTATATGGACCAGGTTTTCTTATAGATGCCATTATTTAGCTTTGCGTTTAGCAGCCATCTTCTTGAATGTCTTAGCAAGAGCTTTAGCCTTACCAGTGCAACCAGGTTTAGTGATAGGAGTACACTTACCTTCTGTACCTCTACGCTTGATTGAGGCTGTTGCCTTCTGAATCCATTGCTTTGCCATACCTTCTAAATGTTATATTAGGTTTCACCCTAATATCTTTATATTAAATATCTAATTGGTGTATTATTATTTCTACTGCCAGAAAGTTTCTCATGTAACTTCTTGTAGTTCGTGTTTCTCTCACAGTTTGTAACAGAGTCATATATAATGTTTGTTTCAACATTTATGACTTTTTTACTAACAGGAGTAGATTTACCAAACCAAGCATTTTTACAACCTGTAGAAGTTAATCTTAGTTTTTTTCTAGTTTCTTCAGAAGGCAGTTTACCTTTCTTAGAATCACTCATTTTTCTTATTGTTTCTTCTGAGTGCTTCTTTCCAAACATATAAGATTTTTCTCCTTTTTGTCTTTCAGATAACTTTAATATATATTCTTCTGATCTTTTTATACCAGGAGTACCCTCTCCACCACTAGTCATATTAACTAAACAACCTGTGTTTAGATCTTTTCTTCCATATAATAGAATAAATTCTATCTCCTTCTCACAAGCTTCTTCCCAAGTTAAATTATCTATTACAATTTCTATTTTGTAAGAAGTTTTGTTTGTGATATTTTTCCAATAAGTACTTCTATTAGCTTTTATAGTAGATCTTTTATAAGACTCATCATTCCCTATACCAATATAGAATGGTTCATTCTTATCAAGTCTAATATGTCTATATAGGTATGCCACTTACTTATCAATGTTTCTACCAAACGTAATATTTGATTTAACTTTTATTTGACGATGTGTAAATTGCCAGAGCTCCCCTGTGGCATTAATAATAACTGTATACATTGTATCAGTTTCGTGACCATATTCTGTAACAAGCCAGATGGTTCCATCACCTTTAGGTGTAGATACATCTATTCTGTTAACAGGCTCAAAGATCATTTTACTTCTTCTTTTTAGCACCCATCTTGGTAGCGCCAAGTTGCTTATCTTTTTTTAATACAGGCTTACCACTTTTTGTACCAGCTAATGTACGCTCTTGTACTTTAGTCCATGCACCTTTAGGGTCTACGGGTCCTTGACGCTTAGGTTGAGAACCTACACCTGCAGATAACTCACCCATCTTTTTCATTTTTGCCATTTTATTTTTAATTTATTGTTCTGGATGTTCTATAACACTTCCACTTGCTACACTTTGTGCCATTAAGTTCTCTATAACATCAGCTGCATCAGCTGCTCTTAAGATTACCTGTGCTTCTTTTGTAGAAACAATTTGGCGTAAAGAGTTTAATAATATACCAAAATCGTTTCCAGAAAGTGTAAACTGTGTGTCTGGTGACCAAGTGTATTTCTTTCTAGGATCGTATTGAGGTACTTCAGTTGCTGAGGATCCGTCCTCGTCTCTAACTATTTGCATGATTGTAATTGTTTGGTTTGTACAAATATAAATTATACCATTGTTATTTCAAAAGAAATAACGGCATTTGTTTTAATGCTTTTACTCATGTTTAGTTTAATCTGAAACAGATTATGAAACTTAAACAGTTCTTCTATTAACATGTTTGTATACTTAGGTAGAGAAGGTGCTATCCTGAATGAATAATGTTTAGGATGCTTTATAACTTCCATGGTAGATAATTCATCCACTGAATCTATAATGCCTTCTAGGTGTGAGAAATATATCTCATCATTATCAGTCATTATTTTGGGAAAGAATCTCTTCTCTACTTGCATTTAAGACAAGGTTAATAGGTATTTAGTTTTAGCCGCTTCTCCAGATAATGCATCAGCTAAGTTACATACATCATGATATGAGTTTCTCTCTCCATACATCTTTAACGATGATGCAAATGACATTATATCCGATGTACACTTTTCAGCTGTACAATCTGTAAGAGGTTCTATTTTATAAGCTCCAGGTCTTTTACCTGTATAGCCCATAAGCTTCTCAATCAATCCATCCTTGAAATCATGTACATAATCGTACAATGCTCCTGTAGCTTGATGTTCTGCATAACTTTTTGTTTGCCAGTGAGTCAAATGTAATTGCTCATGAAAGTAAGTAAGCCTAGCAGCGATACTCTCTAATGAGAGATCGCTACCAGTTGCATTACTTAACATTTCTTCTGGAAATAATGACTTAGCCATTATAATGCTGTTGTTGTAGTCGTTGTTGTAGGCTCTACAGTAGTTGTCGTAGTTGTCGTAGGAGCAACAGTCGTTGTTGTAGTAGTTGTAACTACAGGAACTGCTGTAACTGTAAACGTTGGAGCTGAGTTAGGACAAATAGCCTGAACTTGAGCACCTGTCATTACAAGTGTAAGATTTGTTCCACCTGTTGTAGAAAACACTCCTAATAAAGAATAAGTTGCATTCAACTTACTAACTAAGTCTGCTACTGATGAAGAGTTTTGTCCTGAAATTAATGTTTCAGTTAATGTTCCACCACAGAATATTTTAACTTGGAAGTTAGTAATAGTAGTAGTTACTGTAGTAATAAGTGTAGCACCATTGCAACACGCATACCCTTGTATCTCTTGCCAATTTCCAACTTTAGGTTTCTGTTTTCTCAGAATAAGGCTGCCTGCAACAACCCTTCCACTACCATCGTAGCGAACAAATGCTTTTAAATCTCTCTGATTTGCCATTTTATTAATAGTTTAATTT